GCATCGGCGCCAACCACCAAAGAGAAAGAGTCTGGATTGTGGCGAACTCCAGACGCCCACGGGGGCCGTGGTCCGAGCTCCGAGAAGAGAATGAAAATGAAACTCGAAAAGAAAATGCCAATCAGTTTGAACGATCAAGTAGCACATCCAAATCTAATGTGGCCGACGCCAACGAGTCAGGCAGCAGGGAAAGGCAAAACACTACAGACACTAACAACCAAGGATGGACAACCAGCGAAACTAGGAGAGAGAGCATACAATCCAAAGACAGGGAAACATTATCAAGTAACACTGGACAGAGCGGTAGCGATGTGGCCGACGCCAACAGCGAGAGATCACAAAGATACGGGGGTGAATACCAACTACGAGAAAGCCAAGAAGAAAGGAAGACTAGCTGGTCACACTGGTGGGAGTCTGAACCCGACGTGGGTAGAGTGGCTCATGGGATACCCAAGCGGGTGGACAGACTTAAGTGTCTCGGAAACAGTCTCGTCCCACAAATCCCCTACTACATCGGTAAAACCATCTTGGAAGTTATGGAGGACACCTACAGCAATGGATGGAGGAGATAAGGCAGAAAAATATGCAGCTAGAATTGTACTTGGAAAAAATAAAAGGTCTTCAAAACATAAAGTCCAAGAAACTTTATCAATGCAAGTGGCAATGGAAGAATTAAAAGATGATCCTGATAGAGTTGAAGAGATTATGAAAGATGAAATGACCACAAGACCTTATCTTCCAGAACAACAAAAGTTTGTTAACTTTTTAAGATCTCAAACTACAGCAAAAGAATTATCTAAAGCAAGTGGCATAGATTATACAAAGGTTGAACATTGGTTTAGACGAGGAGGATCTTTTTCTTATCCTTCCATAAAGGATTGGAATCACATCAAACAATTTTTACAAGAAGTAAAATTTGATAAAGAGATGACAACAACGGAGACAATCGAATGGAAAAACTAATTAAAGAAACTTTAGGTATAGCTGCACAACTTGTAGCTAAAACTGAAAATAAATCAGCAAAGTTAACAAAGAGAATGTTAGTTAACGATTTGAAGATGATAAAATTAAATTTAATGATGATACAAGATGATATTACAAGACAGTCAAAGCAAAAAGATTAAAATAGTATTTGGTCCACCTGGCACAGGTAAAACAACTCATCTATTAAATATAGTTGAACATGAGTTACAAAATGGAACTGCTCCAGATAAGATAGGGTATTTTGCTTTCACTAAAAAAGCTGCAAGAGAGGCTATTGATAGAGCCATGGCAAAATTTAATCTTAATAGAAAAGATTTAAAATATTTTAGAACACTACATAGCATGGCTTTTTTATCATTAGGATTACAAAACAGTGATGTCATGGATGATGATAACTATAAAGAAGTTTCTGATTTTTTACAGGTAAAATTAATTAATCCAAATAAGTCGGTTGATGATCTTGGTATATCAGTGCCACAAGATCCGTATTTAAAAATTATAGATCAAGCTAAAATAAAAAATGTTTCACTGTCACATGAGTTTATGAGAAGTGATGAACACATTCAATTTGGTTTTGAAAGATTGGAACAAATAGCAAAAGGTTTAGAGAGATATAAAAAGAATCGTGCTCTATTTGATTTTACGGATATGATTATAGAGTTTAATCATCAAAAAAGATGTCCTAGTTTTGATGTGGTAATTATTGATGAAGCACAAGATCTTAGTTTTATTCAGTGGCAAATGGTCGAGATTTTAATTCGTAATTCAAAAAAAGCTTTTATTGCAGGGGATGATGACCAAGCAATATTTGATTGGGCTGGTGCTGATACAAAAAGATTAAAATTAATAGGGGGTGAGAGAGAAATATTAACTCAATCTTACAGAGTGCCGAGAGCCGTGCACCATGTTGCGTCTAATTTAATTAACAAAATTGATGACAGAGTTAAAAAAGATTGGAGTCCAAAGGATGATGAGGGAGTTGTTATGCGCCACCGATTACGTTTTAATAATCATATAGATTTAACACAAGGAGAGTGGTTAATATTAGCAAGAACAAATTACATGTTGGATGGTATTATAGATCATCTTAAAAGAGAGGGTTTATTTTATACGTTTAAAAATAGATCATCTATTTCTGATCGTATGGTCAGAGCTGTTGAGGGATGGAATAAATTAAAAGAGGGTGCAGTTGATGTGCAAACGGTAAGAGATATTTATTATTACATAAGCGGTAATGGTAACATTAAACATGGATATAAAGATAAAATAAAAACAGCTAATGAAGATGTCATGTATGATTACGAATCTTTGGTTATACATCATGGATTAGACGTAGATATCAATAGTGAATGGAATGTGGCTTTGGATAATATACCAGAGTCTATGCAACACTATGTAAGTGCGGCTTTATTAAGATCTAAGTTAAATCCATCTAAGAACATAAAATTATCTACGATACACGCATCAAAAGGTGGCGAAGCAGATAATGTTATGTTATTAACAGACTTACCACGGAAGGCTGATATGGGTCTTTCTAAAAAAAGGGATGATGAACGGAGAGTGTTTTATGTTGGTGCAACCAGAGCAAAAAAATCACTTCATATCATTGAAAGTCAATCAAACAGAGAATTTAAAGAAATATTATGATTTCTGAAAATATTTTAGAGCAAGCAAAAGAATTAGTTAAAGGAGATCGTCAAAAAGAATATGGCGATAAACTTATAAATCATGAGAACATTGCTGCGTTATGGTCAGTTTTTCTCCGCAAAGAAATTTCACCTCACGACGTAGCAATGTGCATGGCTTTAGTTAAGGTGGCTAGACTGATGCATGCACACAAAAAAGATAATTACATAGACCTAGCAGCTTACGCAGCGGTTGCCGCAGAGATAGATGAGCGAACAAAATGAGTCAAGGAAACTTTTTTCAAACTCCAAGTGAATGGATACCACCTGAAGTAATACCTGATTTTAGACAAGCAAAAGAAATAGCAATTGATTTAGAAACAAAAGATGATGGTTTAAATTCTGGTGTTGGGCCAGGATGGGCTACAAAAAAAGGTAGAGTTATTGGTGTGGCGTTGGCCGTGGATGGTTGGCAAGGATACTTTCCGATTGGACATGAGGGTGGACGAAATCTAGATAAAAAAATTTTTATTAATGCACTAAAACCTATCTTAGAATTACCTTGTGATAAGATATTTCATAATGCCATGTATGATGTAGGATGGCTAGATGCTATGGGTTTAAAAGTTCATGGTAGAATAATAGATACATTAATAGCTGCACCTTTGATAAATGAAAACAGATTTAATTATACTCTTAGAGATTTATCAAAAGAATATGTGGGGGAAACAAAATCAGAAACTTTGTTATATGAGGCTGCAAAAGAATGGGGCGTTGATGCAAAGAGCGAGATGTGGAAACTGCCTCCTATGTACGTTGGACCTTATGCAGAGCAAGATGCTTCAATAACTTTAAAACTATGGAAAGTTTTACAAAGAGAGATTGTTAAACAAGAGTTGACAGAAATTTTTAGCGTAGAGTCTGAACTATTTCATGTTTTGTTTGCTATGAAAAAGAAAGGTGTTGCTATCGATACAGAAAAGGCAGAGAAAATTAAAATAGATTTTGAGAAATCAGAGAAAAAAATATTACAAGAACTTTATAAGATATGTGGTTTTGAAGTAGAGATATTAGCACCTTTATCAATCGCAAAAGCTTTTGATAAACTTAAAATAAAATATAACAAAACACCAACAGGATTACCAAGCTTTGACAAAAACTTTTTAGCAACTCACTCTCATGAGTTTGCGCAGAATATAGTAAAAGCAAGAGAATTAAATAAAGCAAGAACAACATTTGTAGATTCTATTTTAAAACATACTCATAATGGTCGTATACATGCTGATGTTAATCAATTAAGATCTGAAACTGGTGGAACTATATCAGGGAGATTGAGTATGCAAAACCCTAATTTACAACAGATGCCAGCTCGTAACAAAGACATAGGTCCAAAGATAAGAGAACTTTTTATACCAGAAAAAGGAGAGCAGTGGGGATGTTTTGATTACTCGCAACAGGAACCTAGATTATTAATTCATTATGGGGCTCTCGTTAGTGAGTCAACAACTTGGGATGTGGGCACTGTGCAAAAATTATTGGATGATTATAACAATGAGAAGGATACTGATTTTCATCAGATAGTAGCTGATATGGCTGACATAGATCGTAAGACAGCTAAAACTATTAATTTAGGTATGATGTATGGCATGGGCAAAGGTAAACTTAGTTCTCAACTAGGATTAGATATGGACGATGCTCAAGAGGTTTTTAAAAAATATCATACCACCGTTCCTTTTGTAAAAGTATTGACAGATGGGACGCAAAGAAGAGCTGGAGACAAAGGGTTTATTAGAACTTTACTTGGTCGCAAGTGTCGTTTTGATTTGTGGGAGCCCTCAACATATGGAATTCACAAACCTCTGCCTAGAGAACAGGCAGAGAATGAACATGGAGGTATCAATCGGATACGCCGTGCTTTTACATACAGAGCGTTAAATCGCTTGATACAAGGATCTGCTGCAGATCAAACTAAAAAAGCAATGATAGATATTTTTAAGGAAGGCATAACACCTTTAATACAGGTTCATGACGAATTAGATATTTCCGTGTATAGTGAAAATCAAAAGAAAAAAATTATTGAAATCATGGAGAATACAATTCCTCTAAGAGTTCCCTCAAAAATAGATTGCGAGATGGGTCCTTCTTGGGGTGAAGTTGGATAAGAAACATCAAAAAGGATTTCTAAATCATCTAAGAGCGATAGAGTGGCTCACAGCTCAAGAGTATTACGTCTTTGATAATGTCAGCGGTCTTGGACCGTGTGACTTGATAGCTTTAGGAGAAAATGGTGAGATTATTAAGATAGACGTTAAGAGTGAAAGCACTAGAAAAACAGGAAGATTTGCTGGATATAAAATTACAAGAAAGGTTTCTGATTCACAGGAGAAAATGGGTGTAAAATTATTGATGGTAAGTGAAACTGGAAAATGCTACTTCTATAAGGATGACTAAGATATTTGTATTGGTGGTAAGCTTATGGGGTTTTAATGGTGATTCATGGGTCTATACTGGTAATCAAATGGTGTTGCAGGATAAATTTATGGATCTAAAATCGTGTGAAAAAATGGGTCGTAACTTCATGAAGTTTGAAATGAACAAATATTTTACGTTCAAAGTGCAGTGTATTGAAGATATTAATAAAGAAACTTAATCTAGTAGCTTATCTAACTTTTCGTTTATTTCTATAACTTGTACTTCAATAACCGAGAGCCGTGAATCGATACGCAACATATCTAAATCTTTTATCTTTGATTCAAGAGCCGTGACTCGTGATGACATCATACCGTACGTTGTAGCAATACCAGCTACAATACCCATGACCCATATCCAATCACGCATTGACAAGTTCATTTCTTCTTAACCCCAGCCTCTCTTAAAGCAATAGCAATAGCCTGCTTTCTAGACTTAACTTTCTTTTTCGATTTACCAATGGGTAGTTTGCCTTTTTTAAATTCTATCATGACCTTGCTTATCTTCTTTTCTTTCTTTGTTTTCTTCTTCATCTATTAGGATTTAAGTTAAAGAATTGAGTTCCTGGTTCATCTGGGTTTGAATCAAATAGTCTTTCAAAAAGACTACGTTCCGCATTGCTTTCATTTAAAGAGTTTAAGGTAGCTAGTGCATCAGCCTCGGCTGCAGGATCAACAATGCTAGGATCAACAACATCAAAATTTTGAGGCACAACTTGTGGTTGCCCTATTCTATTTAAAGCGTCACTAACATACTGGTCAAAGATTACTGGATCGGATCTACCAGCAGGAAGTAAACTTGTAGATTCAAATCCTGTAAGATCATCTATTTCTTTTAGTATCATTTCTTTTTGATCGTTATTTAACTCAGGATTAGCAATTACATTTTGTTTTAATTGAGCGTTGTTTTCTGCGACTTGATTAGCAAAGTTTTCTCCACTTACTTGAGTTCCAGGCATAATAATATTCTCGTCTTTTAATCCTGTAATCGCAGGTTGTTTTAAAGCTAGATTTCTTTCTTCATCAGCTAAAAATTCTGCCATGTTTTGATTAAACATATTTATAGGTAGGTCACTAGTCCCAATAACTTCATCTAGTTTAGGATTAACTTTTTCTGCATCTATGAATGGTGGGACATAAGGCAGAACTTCCTTGTTTGGTTGTATTTCAGATTTGGATGTGACATCTGTTTTATCTATAGGTGGTTCAGGTTTTACTTTTGGAATAATTATCTGATCAGCTAAAGGAACACCTGGTGGGGCAACGTCTAATGCTTTATCAAAATCATCTATTGTAATTGTCTCTCCTTCTCCTGCATCAAAGTCTACATCTAAAGGATAGCGTATGCCTGGCATATCAGAATCTGTGTAATCTATTGGTTTATCATCAATACCTAGGAGCCCTTTTGCAAATCTAGTTCCTGGAAGACCTTGTTGTAATTGATTAGTAATAGGATACATCTTCGCAAATTGTTCTGGGTATTCGTTTTGTAATTTTCTTGTTGGATCTAGAAAATCCATATCAATTGTTCTATTAAATGCAGCGAGCCCCGCATTGTTTAAAAGCTGAGGATTATTTTTTATTCTATTTTTAATATCATCTCGTTTATCTAAAGGAGCAGCGTTTATCATGCTCTCGTGAGCTCTTGCCAAACCTAAATTTTTTACAAATTTATTTTGTCTTGATCGAAGATCTTTTGCTAAATCTGTATTGCCTTTTTCTAAAGCATTACTAACTCGTCTATCAAGACTGCCAACGCTTTGCTCTAAATCTTTTATTTTATCTTTTCTTGTTTTAGTCCCAATTCTTCTTGCTGCAACACTTCTACCATCTACTTTTCCACTAGTTGGAGCTACTTTGGATTTAGATGTTTTTCTCTTTGTGCCACCTGCTGTTCTAGAAAGAAAGCCTCCTCTACCTCCACCAGTGCCTCCTCCTCTTAAAGGTCCTCTTCTTCTACGTCTTGGTGGTGCCATATTATTATCCTCTATTTGCTATTGCTTCTGTTATATCAATATCTCCGCTTTTGGCAAGTTGAGATCTGTCTGATGGCGCTATTGTGCTAGTATTTCCAAATCTATCTACGGTGGGAGCTCCAGTAATGTCAGGTAAAACAGGAGTTTGCGTTTGTGAGAAGTCAAAAATAGGACTTGCATCACTAACTTTAGGTCTTGTCGTTAAAGGAGTTCCCTCTATTACGTTTATAGTTTCTTTAAACAATCCTCTTGGGTCATCAAATAACGTGCTATTACCTAATGATCTATATATTCCATTAGTTTGCGCTCTAACAATTCTACTTATATCTCTTCCATCTCTCTCAATAGAATTTTTTCTCATGGTTTGAAATGCAAAATCAGATACTTTTATTGGTGTAAATTGATTTCTTAAAAGTTTTCTAGATTCGTTTGCAGAGTATCTTTCTCCTATGATGCTTTTTATTTTTCTGTCTGATACACCTAGCTGTCTAGCTGCTTGTATTTGTTTAAATAAAGTTTGATCATTTCTTAGTTTAGCTTCGTTTGCTTTTCTATACGCAGCTACTATTTCTTCTGGAGTAGAGTCTGCTCTATAAGCAACACTAGTAAATAGTTTTTTTGAATCAACTACCGCTCTTTTATTTTCAGATATTTTAAAATTAATTCCATCTTCAACAAAAGGATTTTGAATTCTAAATCCAAGTAAACCACTTGACTCATTTAAAAATTTATATCCTCTATTGTATTGATCTTTATTTCCAAATCCAGAAAGATATAATCTTCTAAACTGTGCTAAAGATCCTGGTGAAGCTGTTCTAAATAATTCAGCGAGAGTGTTTGTTATCTTTGTACCCATGTCATCTTGAGGATTCCATAATCTTCTTCCTGTAGACGACTCTCCTCCACGAACAAATACATCCGCAAGAAACTGTGTAGCTATAGATTCTTCAACAAAAGGAGATGCAAATTTTGAAGCTGCTCTTATTGCTGCATCATCAAAACTTTGAAGAACTCCTTGTCCTTGATCTCTTGCAGCATCATATCCGTTCATTGCTGCACGTAAAGGCAGAGTTAAAATATCATACGCATTAGTGTGAGAAAAATCTATGTAGTATAATTGATCACCCTGTTTTATAGGAATGAGCGTAGAATCTTTTGACCACTCAGGAAGATACTCTCTTAACGCATTAAGCTGTTCATTAGATACACCAGCCACGAGTTGCGCCCCTTCCTGTAAACCTTTACCTAAACCAATACCAAAGGTTGCAACACCTGCAAGTCTAGTTGTTCCAATACCAACTGTGTTTGGATCTAAAACTTCCCTTAATCCTTGTCTTGCCGTATTAATACCTGTTCGTATAATCTCTAAAGGAAAGGATACAAAGTTACCTACTGGTAGTCTTCGTAATGTTTGTCCAAAAGCACCTATGTAATCATAGTTTGGTATGTTATTTTTAACTGTGTCGGCAGCTTTTAGTTTTATAAATCTATCAAAGCCCTCTTTAGTTCTCATTGTAGCTAAAGCTTCTGCTCTTGTAAGATTGGGATTTACTCTAGCAATTTCATCACCATATTGTTTTATAAAATTTTCAGGGTTTTGATCATATAATTTCTTGTACACATTTGTAAATTTACGTTGTTCAGAATAAAAATTTTGTATTTTGTATAAATCATCTTCTGCTTGATACGCTGTTCTTGCGACACCACGTAGTTTATTAAATCCTGTTTTGTCACCCCATCCACGTAGCATTGTGTAAATCTTACCTTCTTCTGTGAGGTTTTGTAGACCAGCACTTACTTCATCTAAACTTTGTGTAATCTCTCCTAATCTTGCACTCGTGTTAATTATACCTAACTCTTGTAGCTCTGTATATTCATCAACATAATTCTTGTAGTCGTCAGCATTTTTAAAATACTTTCTACCCATGTCAGATTCGATTGCACTTTTTGATCTGGCAGTTACTAATTTATATGCTCTTTTAAAATCTTCTGCTGCTCTCAATGGATTAGTAAAAAAGTTACCATTCATACCAGTAAACGACGCCGCACTAATAATGTTACGAGCGTGAGTTATAGGTGACAGAGTTGTTTTAGCTTCTTGTGTAAATGCTTTTGGTGCAAGAAAAACTTTGTAATATAAATTAGATAATTGATCGGCATTTTTCTTTGAATTACTTATGTTCTCTAATGCTTTTGCAATTTCAGGTGTCGTTCTGTACCCATTTAATGGACCATCAGATATTATTGTAGATCCAAATTCTAGTCCTCCTTCTCCTGCGGGAACGTTGGTAACAGTTTCACCTCTTAACTGTTTTGGAGCTTCAAAAAAATATTTTCCTTTTCCCTTTTTTAACAGTGTATTAAAAAAATTTGTATCAGCAATGTATGTGTTTATTTTAGCTGCAGTTCTCATGTACTGTTTAATAGGATCTTTTACCTCTCCAAGTAATTCTCTTAGTTCTCCTGGTATTTGTTCTCTAGTTTGTTTAATTGCAGTGTCATATTTTGATAGCTTCATTACCATGCCATCAAGAACTTCTTCTTTTGTCTCTCTTAATAATGATTGAAGTTCTTCTTCAACCATATCATCCGACATGTTTTTGTTATTATTTCTAATATAAGTTCTGGCTCTGTCCATGATAGCCTGACCTTCAGGAGTATTTTTAAGCGTATTAAGCCATTGACCTCTCTCTACTTTACTTCCTTTTAATTTATAACTTCTTGTCATGTATTCACCTATATTTGCTGACACTATCTGTTGAAAATCTTTTCCTCCTTTCATGGTAAAGTTTGGTAGTTCAGATAAAGACATACTCATTTCATCTATAGAATTTCTAATTTTTGCTATGTAAGGTAAAAGTTCTGGTGGTATATCTTTAAAAGCTTCTCTAAAACCTTCAACACCTTTCAATTCATCCACACTTAAAGGAGTTACTTTACCTGTTTTTGGATCTATTTTTGTAGATTTCATTTTACCGCTTGTTAAATAATCATAAATATTTTCCATGAGTCTCTCTCTTCTTCTCATGCCTAGTTTATCAAGTTGATTTAATATACCTCCTCCATCAGGATCTATTGCTTTTTGCACAGCTTTTTCTAAATCTAGAGTTTCCACTCTTACTTTTTCTGCAACAGCTCTTAGTTTGTTTATCTTTGTTCTGTTAGCTTCAAAAACATCTTTAGGTAAATTACCTCTTGCACGAAAAGGTGATAAAACATTTTTATCTATCCATCTTAAAATATTATTTTTATTAAATTGAAACCCTTCATCTATAGCTGTTTCCTTTAAAACGTTTGCATTTTTTTCTGCATCAAACTCTAAAAATTTAACATTGTTTTTATTAACACCTACGTGTTTTAATAGACCAGTAAATGCAGGTGCACTTCCTTTGAATAAGGACTTACCCATAGGAAAAATTACATTATCAAATAACGTAAAACCAAGTGCTCCTTCCACACCGAATTTAAATTTGTTTGTTAGTCTTTTAAAAGCTAGTTCTCTTCCTGTTGCATTAATATCATCACCAGTTTGAGTTGGTCCTATACCAATAAGATCACCAAGAGTGCCCATATCACTCGTTGCTGCAGCAGATTCAGCTCCACCTGCAAGTAAAGCTTTAGTTACATTAGGTCTTCGAGAAATAAAACTTGAACCTTTTCCAGCTAAAGCACCAGCTTGCCTTGCCTTAATTAATCCATTAGCTACTTTAAGTGCTACACCACCAGGAACACCAAACTGTGTAAGAACTGATGTAACTGTACCAGTCCATGAATCGTCAGCCTTGTCTTCTAGAGCTTGCAAAACTTTATTATCATCAAAATATTTTTGTACTTTTGATGTGATATCAGTACCCATTCCTAAATCAGCAAGTAAAGTTCCAACAGAAAGAGTCCCTTCTACTAATTTAAAGGCTCCTTCACCTACCCCCGCAGCACCTGCCGTTATTGGATCAACAATATACTTTTCAATGAACCCTTCTTCTTTTTCTTCTTTGGGATTTTTAGCTGTTGAACTAAATTTAAAATCTTTAGAGATTGGTTTTTCCACCTCTATTATATTTCCAAATCTATCTGTCTTTTTGTTATTTATTATTACGGAACTGTCGTCTCCAGCAGACTCTACGGAATCTCCAAACCTAGTTGTCTTTATAACCATTGGTTATCTCCTTTATGGTTTTGTGCCGTAAGTTCCTGTTTGCTGATCATAGTATCTAGAACCACTTGGTAATGATTCATAGAGCTCATCACCAGCAGAGCCAGGTGGGATCTCTACAGCTCGGTATATATCATATTGTTCCTCAGCATATTTTTGTATCAAAGCTGCATCTGACGGAGCATTTTCTATTAATTTTCCATCTTTATCATATTTAACAGAGGTAATTGCATCAACAAGTGTTTGATTTCCAGCAATACTTTCCATTGTCGCTGTTATAAATTCTCCTCTACTAAGAGTTTTAGCTTGTTGTTTTATTTGTTCTTTTAAAATATCTGCCGCAATGGCTTCTCTATCAACTTCACGATCTTGAGCTTTATCATAAGCAGCTACACCAGATTCTATACCAGCTTTTTTAATTGACTCTGCACGATCCATTAACTTGTTTCCTAAGTCAGCAAATTCTTTCATAGGATCTTTTGCAGACTCTGCAATGGCTTTTAATAAATTTGGATCTTTACTTGAAGCAAGATTTAAACCAAATTGCACCATGGCATTGTATGCTGCACTCTTCGTTCTTTTTCTACTATCATCACCAATGTATTTTTCAAATAAACCTATTCTATCATTTATAAAACTATCCAAACCACCTTTCTTAATTTGATCATCAGTGCTTGTAGTTTTATCATCCTTGTCTTTTTTATCATCTGCTTTGGCAGGTGGTATATTTTTATCTTGAGGACTAAAAGGTGGAACAGGCTCTTGTTCTGCACTTTGTTCGGCGTTATTTGTTAAAAGGTCATATGCTCCATAACCAAGACCAGCTTGAGTTAAATAATTTGAACCAAATCTACCTGGTAAAACTATTCCTGGTGCTGATCCCCCACCCATTCCAAGAGCTTCTATTCCCTTTTTATTTGGATCGAATCTAAAATTTCTAACATTTACGGGACCTTGAATAGGTTTAGCTCTAGTTCCTGTAAAATAACTTTTTATATTACTTGGTTTAAGACCAGATTTAATTCCTCCACCAATTGTTCTTAAACCTGCACCACCTAATCTCGCAATGGTAGGAGCCAAACGTAATGCACCTAATCCACCATAATATAATATTGCTGGTATTGGCATTAGCTAAAAATGTTTCCTATACCACTAAAAGCATCTTTTACTCCACCAAAGCCTTGACCAAACTGACCAAGAGCGCCAAGTCCTGCAATACCTAAACCAAGTGCTTGAGCAAATGGACTAGTGCTAGGTTCTTGTATGTAAGAGATACCACCACTAGGTGTGCCTCGTAGTATATCACTAGCAAAACCAAGCCTTGTAAACGGCTCACGTTGTGCCATGAGTTGTTGTTGTCTTTGTGCTTCTAATTGTGCTTGGCCAAGTTGTTGTTGCATACCACCAACACCTAGAAGTGACTGTATATCTTGTTGTCCTAGTTGTTGACCGAGAGCGCCAAGTCCAGCTTGTACTCTACCAAGATTACCTAACTGTTGACCAGCCATTAATTGTCTTCTTTGTTGTGCTTCTTGTGCACCCATTGCAGCACGTTGTGCTTGTTGAAAGTTTCGTGATAAGTCTTCAAATATTCTTCTTGATTTTATGTCTTGTAAATTACGATCTAGTTCTGCTTCTTGTACACCAAATCTAGAACCACCAAATACTCCTGCTCTTGTTGCTTGTCCTGCTAATCTATTTCTAGCTTGAGCTCCTTGTCTATCTAATTCTGCTAAAGCTTGTTGTGTAACATTCTGTTGATATGGGTCCATGAAAGCTTGTGCCTGTGATGGCTGAAAAGCTTGTGTTCCACCAATTAAACCAGCAACTCCTAGGTCTGCTGTTGACATTCCTTTCTGTAATGCAGGTTGAAATGCTCCTACATTTTGACTTGCTAAACCAAATGCTTGTTGTTGTTGAGGCGTGAACCCTGCAAATTGAAATGCTGGTATGGCTTGTGATATTCCTGCTCTACCAAACTTACGTAAATTAAAATCAGCATCACTTTCACCAGCTCGTCTTGTTGCACTTGGGTCACCAAATACAGAAGCTAAAAGCTGTTCGGCTCTTTTTTCAATATACTCTGGTTGTCTTTGTATTTGAGTGGTTGTACTCATTATCTCTTGCCTCCGTATTTCTCTTGCAGACTATACAAGAATTTTGATCCTCTGTCTCTAGTATCTTGTTTACCTTTACCACCCATTGCTTGTCCTAATCCTCTGACTGTTCTTGCGTTAATAACAAATTCTCCATCACTTAACATTGCAGGTATGTCATCACTAGTCTCGGTTCCTGGTCCTGCTATCTTGCCATTTTTTCTTGGAAAGTTACCACCTTCGGACAAACCAATGATACCACCATCTCTTCTATTAATTAGATTAGGACCATACTGTGAAAATGGAATCGTTGTTACAGGCATAGTAGTTGCTGCGCCTAAATTTTTAAATGGATCTACAGTTCCAAATACACCTGGCATCATCTCTGAATCTTTTTGCTCTTGCTCGCTACCCATTAAACCTGTCGCTCCTGCTAAAATAGCAGCACTTGTTAATGGTCTTGTTTTTACAAATGCCGCAGCTTTTTGAAGTGCATTGGCTTTTGCTAATGGACTTCCTGCTAAATTTTTAATTCCAGCAGCTTTCATTGATGCTGCCGCTTGAGCATTGGCTGCACCAACTCCTCCAGGTGTAAACGTAAGACCACCTGTAGTTCCAGCTCTACTTAATAAACCACTGAGACCTGCGCCTGGTGTCATGCCTAAAAATTTAGTAGCACCAAATCCTGCAGCGCCACCTAGTAAAGC